ATAGCTGGAGCGTGCTCCCGGATGCGCCGATGACAAAGTACTCGATGGTTGCATCGAGCCCGTCGCAAAGCGTTCCCTGCGCGTGCGCCTTTACACGTACCCGGTCCCCGTTGCTACGGCCGTGCGCCGATACCGTCGTCAGCGTGTCCGTTGCCGGATTGGCCGTAAAAAGAAAGGTGCCGTCGTAGTGCGCCGGAAGAGACGTGCTCGGGTTGTAGCAGCGCCGCCGATCCAAGCGCTGCTCCCAAGTGATGCCCCGGATATCATAAAACGCGCCTGCGGCTGAGCCCGCCTCAGTGATCGAAACCTCGGATACCTCATCGACCGAACCGGCCCATAGCTTCGTCCCTCCGTCCCAAAGCTCAATCTCTTGGCCTTGCTCGGGCCGATAGGAGCCGCTAGTCGAGATCACGCGGACATTGAAAGATCCACGCTGCCCGGCTGTCGCCGCAATGTTCAGCGAGTAGTGAGCGATTTCGCGGATAGCGCCGTCGATGTAGACGTCTAGGCTCACTTCGGGATGACTCCAAGTTGCTTGAGTTCGCGGGTGATCGCTTCGAGCATCTGGCGCGGGTCGCCGCCGTTGACGTTGATGGTCACCGAGGCCGCGCCGCCACCGGCAACGCTCATCTGGCGCGTCTCCATGCGGATCAGCGAGTCCCAGATGTCTTTCAGCTTCGGCAAGTACTCGTTGTTTTTTTCGAGCAGGTGTAGCAGGTGGATCTGTGAGAACCGAACTTCCTTTTCGATCAGGTCCAGCGTCTTATTCATCCCGGCCATCTGGAAATTGCCGATGACTCCAGACACCAGCGAGCCGATGCTGGTAACCATGCCGAGGATGCCGCCCGACGCAGCGGACACGGCAGAGCCTACGCCACCTTGAGCGCCGCCACCGCCCGACGCGCCACCGCCACCGGAGCCGCCGAGGATGCCGCCAATCTTCGCGCCCACGCCGCCAAGCTTCGTCAGTAGCTTGCCCAGCAGCTTGATGCCTTCGTTGACCGCGAACTCGATGCCGGTCCGCAGAAGCCCATCAACCGCCGCGTTGCCAACCTTCCGCATCGCTTCACCGATACTCTCCGTCCCACGGATGATGTTGACCACGGCGCGGCTGAAGTCGGTCTGGATCGTGGAGACTTGGCGCGAGATGCCCGTGCGGAGGTTCTTCCATGAGTCTTGCGCGCCCCGCGCGGTCTGCCGGATGATTTCAAGGTTGCGCTGGGAGGAGCGGGCCGCGTCGGAGCCGTCGAGGACCGCGCCACCGGGAAGGCCGGGGACGTTCGGCGTCGGCAGGTTGCGAATATCAACAGTCGATCCGCGAAGCTCTGGAGCCTCTTCCGTGATACGCAGTTCACGCAGCGCAGCGTTGGCCGCTTCCGCCGCGCTGCCGTACTTCGCAAGCGCTGCGACGCCATCAGATAGCCGCTGATTGTAAGCGGCGGTGAGAAGCGCCAAGCGCTCTTTGATGACAGCAGAATTGAACTCAGCTTCGTAGGTATGGACGACGCCCCTGCCATAGTGCTGCACCAGTTCCGTTGCCTTTTCGATGACAGGATTCAGCGTCTGAACTTCGGTCTTCGTCTTCTCAACGCCGCGCGAGAAGCTCAGCAGGTTCTCATACCCGTCGTTAATCTTCGGGTTCAATTGACCTTGCGCGATCAGGTTGTCCTGGTAAGTCTTGGTCAGCCCGTCAAGGAACTGCTTGTTCTGCGCCGCAGCCTTCGCCTGATTGTTGAGCGCCGTCTCGGTGCGCGTCAGCGGCTCCAAGAGCGAATAGATGCCGGTGGCGATGGCCGTGAAGCCCGCAGCTTTGCCGAGGACCTGCATGGTCACGCCAAGGCCGCTCAGCGCACCGGCGACGCGATTGATAGCGGCGAAGACAACGCCGCCCTTCTCAATGAGCGTGCCAAGCGCGACGATCACCAGTGGCGCTGCGGTGGCAACCGCCCCAAGTTGGATCACGAGTCCCTGCGTTGCGGGGCTCAGGTCGTTGAACGCGCCTGCCAGTGCCTTCGCGCGGTCCACGCTGGGATTGATGAACTCTTCGAGTACTTTCTTCCCAATCGGCAGCAACGACTTCCCGAACTCCGCCGCCGTCTCAAACGCGGATTCCTTCAGGTTTTCGAGCGAGTTCGCAAACGTCGCCCCGGAGCGTTCGCCCTTGCCGAGTTCGGCGACGATGATGTCGATGAACTGCTTCGAACTAATCCCGAGACGTTCGAACGTCTTTGCGGGGTCGCCCAGCGATTCCGGCCCGAACTTCTCGCGCATGATCGCCGCGATCTGCGGAATGCGCTCGATGATGGGGTCGAGGTTTTCCTTCGTGACCTTCCCAACGGCGGAAAGTTGGGACAGTTGCCGGATCACCTCCCTGAAGTCTTCCTTTCCGCCGCCAACCGTCGCCAGGGCGTTCCCGAGTTCCATCATGATCTTGCGGGACTCGTCGGCACTACTGCCGAGGGTCTGGAGCCTGATGGAACCCTGTACCGCTTCCTGAAGGCCAAGGCCAGGGAGCTTCGAGACGACCTTCAGCCGCTCCAGTTCCTTTCCGGCCGCCGCCGAAGATTTCATCGTTGCGGTGAGGCCCTTTTCAAGCTTTTCCATGTCCGCAGCCGCTGCGAGAGCACCCGCGCCCGCCGCGATCAGCGGAGCACTGAAGCCGATAGACAGGGACTGTCCAGCCTGCGACATCGACGCGCCAAACCGCTGGATCTTGCCCAGGCTCGCGTTCAGCTTCTTGTCGAAGTCGTCGGTAGACGCTCCGATGCGAACGATGAGATTAGACAGTACACCCATTAGCGTTTAGCCTTTGCTTGCTGCATTGCCTTTTCTTGTTCGTCGGCCTTGATTTTCAAATATGCGGCCCATTCAGCGAACTCAGACGACGGCATTTCGTCGAGTAGCCGACATACGGGCATGTGGAGGATTTCGGCGAGCGCAAATGCGAATCGGCGCTCGCCCTCTAGTTTTTTTCGAGGTCCTTGGCGGTGTCTTCGGTCATGCCGGAGAGCCGCAGAATCTCCGTCACTACGCGGTCGAGAACCGCGCCCGACTTCTGTAACAGCGCGTCCTGGTGCGCGGGCTCGAACACCTTCGCGCCGTTCTCGTCGGTCAGCGTGGCGATAACCAGACGCACCACTGCCAACGCGGGCGTCTTCTTGGCGTCCTCGCCAAACTTCACCCGCTCGGCCGCCGTGATTTCACGGATGCCCACCGTCACGCCCCATTCGGGGACTTCCACCGTCGCCGTCTTGAGTGGTACGGCGAGGATTCTATCTGCAATGCTCATGAGTCTCCTTAACTTGCTGCGTAGTCCAGGACTCCATGAACGGAGAACTGAACGTTCTGTTTCACGGTCTCGTTCACGCCGCTGGTCGTGCCTTGGCTCGACATCATGGCGCCGAAGACATACCGATCAGCGCCGCTGACGTTCAGGTAGCAGGCCACGATAAAATAGCGCGCGCCATTCGTGAAGAAATACTCGTCCTCGTAGAATCTTTGGAACGAACACGTCGCCTCGCGCATAACGCAAGTGCGCTCTTTCCACGCGTCCCCGAAGGTCTGCGTCTCTTCGAGCATCGGCTGAACATCCAGCGTCCACTCGAAGCCCTGAGCGGCCTGGGCCAGCGTCAGATACTCGCCGGTCACGGTGATGGTGCCCGCTGGCGTGTAGTCGCCGAAGTCAATCTTCCCCGTCCCAAAGGCCACCTGATACCGGCTGGCTGGCACCGTCGCGACACCGTCGAGGACGGTCAGCGTTGCGTTAGGATTGATCGCCCGCTTCGCGGCGTCGGTGATTTGATAGACACCAGATCCGAGCGAGGTGGTGGCCTCGCCCGTCATGCTGGTGCCGGAAACACTGGCGATGTAGATGTCGGCATTACGCCCTGCGAGAACAGCCATGGTGCCTCCTTAGGCGTAGGTCAACGCGCCGGAACCCGTGACGGTGTAGTTCACGGTCACGAGCCCGTTTTCAGCCGCCGCAATCGAAGCCTGAACGAATGCCGTACCGCTGTAGTAGTTCGTTCCGTCGATGTAAAACCGCGCCGCTACGGTCGTGCCGCCAAGGAAGGCGGTCTGCATGGCGACGTGCCCGTTGGTGTCCGTATCGTCAAAGCGACCGCTTGCCGAGCCGCTCCATTCGCGAATCGTTGCGGATCGCTCTTTCCAGACGTCGCCGAACGCTTGGGTTTCCTCAAGGCCGGTAGACACGTCCAGTGTCCAGTTGTCGATTTCTGCTACTACGTTCGTGCTGAGCCGGAAAGAACCGGCATTTCCTGCCATGATCGCCATAAGGTCTCCTTAAAGGTCGTGAATGAAGTCGAACTCCAGCACTGTCGCGTAGAGCTTTGAATCGGTTTCGAGGGCGTCTTCGTACTCGTTGCGTCGCCCGTTCAGGTGGGTGCTTTTCACGCCGAGGCCGGAGGCGTCAGCGATGGCCTGCTCTTGGCCGATAATGGCCGTGTAGACGAGGTCCGCCAGGTCGTCGGATGCCTTCGGGTTGCCCTGCGCCATGCAGTACAGCGACACAGGGCGGCGTGTTGCGGTCGGAATCTGCCGCCCGATGGAGTGGAACGGCTGGTCGTCCATCGTTTCGATGATAATGGCTGGGTACTTCGTCACTCGCCCCTGATCGGCGTGGGCATCGAAGACGCGATCGGCCACGACGGTCACCACGTCGGGCACGGTTTGCAGGTAGCGAAAGAGAGCCTGATAGATTCTCATGCGGCCCTCGCGATGGCGTCGAACGCGGCTTTAACGCGCTGCTCCAGGAGTCGCTTGATCCGCAACCGCTGCGATTTGATCGCAGATTGAAAGAACGGATTTGGCCGGCTGCCGGGGTGCTGGATCTTCGTCCGCACCTGATCGCCAACCCGCGCAAGCCATTGGAACGCTCGCGCCGCTATCCGCATTTTCTTTCCCGCGATCGTGTGGGTTTTCGTTCCGAACTCGACTAGATGCGCGTGGGGCGCGGCATCTTTGAGCGTGAAGGCGAAGGCCTGCAGGAAGTTCTTGTATTTGCGCCCAGAGGCGGCCCTGAGCGATTTCCGCAGGCCGCCCGGTTGATAGGTCTTCCCGCGCTGGCGCGTTGCGTAGGGCGCGATTGGTGCGCGGCGCGCGGCCTCGTCGCGGATCATCTGCGCGGATTCGAGAAGCGCCTGCCTGATGGGTTCGCCCGTCGCCGTCGCCTGCAGTCGCTTGATCTGCTGCGTCAGGTCTTCGATCCCTGAAACCGTAATCGCCCGAACTTGCCGCGCCACTAGATCAGTACCTCAGTCGCCTGCATCGTGAGCATTTCGTCGCGTTCGTCAGGGTTCAGAATGCTCTTGATGTCGAAGTATCGGGTCCGGCCAGTCTTGAGGTCGTCGTAAGCGATACGCATATCCGGGGCGAGTCCAGGCAGGTAGCGTAGGCGTATCGTGTGGGTCAGGTCCGCGATGACTTGCCGCGCCGCAAAGAACTCGCGCCCGTTTCCAGTCTCGACGGAGGCCCATACCTCGGCTAACGTGCCCCAGGTCTCCGTCCGGTCCCCGTCGCCCGACACGTCGATGGTCTTCTGCTCGATGCGGATCTGATGCCGCATCGCTCCGGCCCTCACAGCCACACCCGCCATGGCGCAATGAGTGCGGAGACGGCGAAGGGCAGTTCGGCCTCATCGACTGCGGCCGTCGTGCCCACGATGACCGCTTCGCGGTTCTCGTAGAAGTGCGAGGCCAGCATTCGGATAGCTTGCTTCAGTGGCAGCGGGACAGATGCCGCGTTATTCCAGCCGCAAACGAACTGAACTTCGATGGGGTCGGTGGTTTCAAGCGTGTCCGTGGGCCAGGTCTTGTTGTATTTGAGCCGCAGAAGTCCAGGAGTGCGAAGCGACACGGCGTACTCGGTCGTCGGTAGCGTGGTCTGGGTTCCCGCCGTGTTGGTGTACTTGAGGTGAGTGACCGAAACGAGCGGAGAGTAGGGGAGTGCGATCTCCCCAGAGGCCGGGAAGCCGTCCAAGAACAGCTTCCAGGTCTGCTGGAGAAATCGACGGTTACAGATCGTTTCCAAGTGTGACGCCGCCGCGTGGATGTATGGCTGTAGCTGGTCGAGAGGCTGGCCCTTAGCGCGTGCGTGCGCCTCGAACTCAGCTTCATACAGCGGCCATTCAGTTGGCGGCGTTACGAGTTGGAGGTTCATGGTTCAGGCGATTTCAGTTGCGGTCGTCGAGCCACCGAAGCGCGGGCCAGCCAGGGCGATAGCGATGCCGCCGAGAACCGGCGAGTCCACCACTTCCACGGCCTTGAGGCGCACGAACTGGTAACCAGTCGCCGCCAACTGTTCCGTCGCCACCTGGATCACGTAAATCTGACTCGAACCGGCCGTGGTCGCAAAACCAGCCGCCGCGCGGGCCGTCATCGCGCCCTGAATGTCGGTCGAAGTGATCGACTTCGAGAAGAACGGAACCGCCGTAGCGTTGGTGCCGCTAACGTCGTCGCAGGCCTCAACCGTGATCGTCGAGGTGCCGGTGGTACCGACACCCTTGTACACGATGAAGATGGCCGATTGGTGATTCGCCATGTCCACGATGTCCGAAGTGACCGTACCCGAAAAGGCATCGGCCACCGGGTCAAGACCCTTGATGAAGTGCAGATTGTTCAGAAGTTCGTAGGGAATCATCTCGTGTCCTCCTTAGGCGCGAGCGTCAACCGTGACAAACGGCGACAGGGTGCTGGAGCCCTTGAAGGGCGTAATGGGTTGCTTGATGGCAGACTGCCCATTCACGTCGATGGACCACTTGAATGTCATTTCGTCGTAAATGAAACGGAAGTGCATAGACTGCGCCGCCCGCACGCCGCCCTTGGTGATGGTGACGTACTTGGACAGGTTCGCCAGAACCACGTCGCCCTTGTCGCCGAGGGTTTCGGCCTGCTCCACCGGGATCACCGGGAAGCCGAGGAACGTGCCGTACTGAATCGCACCGGCGACGCTGCCGTTCGGCAGGAACACCGGCTGCTGGCCGATGGTCATCAGCGGGAACTGGCCGATAACGTCGGGGTTGCACATCCAGACGATCCGGTCGCCCGGTTCGCGGTACAGCCGGGACAACATCGAAGTGGCGTTCTCAATCACGAACGTGTCAGCAGCCTGCCCGGACTTCTTTGCGACGCTGACCATCAGGGCACCGCCGAAGTTCTGCACGCTGAAGCCCAGCGGCTTGCCCACGCCGTCGCCGCGCCAGATGGCGTCGTCCAACTTGAAGGCAATCTCCGAAGCGAAAGCATTCTCGAACACCGCAGCCATGGCCGGGGCATTCCGCAGAAGACGCTCGGTTGCATACGCCAAGCACTTCAGCGATTCAAGCCGGATTTCGTGGCGGGAGAGCTTTGGCTTCGTCGCGGTCGGGGCGTCGGCCTCGCCGGTCCAGTAGGCCTGCACACCGCCGAAACGCGAGCCGTTCACGCGGCTGGTTTCGTCGATGTACGGCAGTTCGAGCGAATCGCTGCCTTCGCCGATCGGGATCTGATTCGTCAGCGGGAAGATCCGCGCCGTCTCGCTGGCACGCTGCAACAGCGCCGCCGAGAAGTCGGTTCCGACAGCGAAGCCGCCGTCAGCAGGAACCGCGTTGGACGCGCCGGTCGGGTTCAGTTGCTCATACAGCCGCTTGTCAACGTTGCCGCCAAGACCCTGGAAGGCGTCACGCGGAGACATCGCGCAGGCGATGGCGAACAGATTCTCGCCGAGGCTGGCAAATGGCCGCTTGGCTTCGTTGTCGCTCGTCACCCGGCCGGGTTCGCGCGAAGCGTTGGCTTTCGCCCGGTTTTCGAGGTTTTCGACGGCCGCAAGTTGCGCTTTCACGGCTTTTAGTTCGGCCTCCTTGGCATCGACAGCCGCGAGTTGCGCTACCGGATCGGTAGCCCCAGCGGAAGCCGACAAAAGCGCACTGTACTCAGTTTCCAGCGCGGAGACGGATGAGAGCAGTTCTCGTTTCGTCATGTGTGCTCCTTATGCGCCCAGCACACGCCAACGCCGCTCGCGCAGCGCCAACTGATGCAGGGCTTTGTTTTTCTCCGCGCTGTACGCGGTAGAAGCTTCGGCGGCCAGTCGTTGACTAGCCATCAAAAATTGGGCGTTCGGGTCTGCCCCCAGCGGAACGACGCTGATTTCGTAGGGCTTCCACTTCTTCGCCATGTAATGTTTGCGATCCTTCGGCGAATCCTTCGACAGCTCAATGTCGAGGATCTGAACGCCCATGGACACGTTCCGGAGCGTGCCCTCCTGGATGCGTTGCCAGATCGGCTCAACGTCTTCGGCCTCGGAGATCCGCAGCGTTGCCTCGTAGCCGCGCCCGGTGCGCTCGGCAGACTCAACAGAACCGATAACGTTCTTTGCCTCGTAGGACTGATGCCCGTCAAGCACGGGAGCGCCAATCACGATCGAAAGGTCAGCGCCGCCAAGGTCGAAGGACAGATCGTACTCCTCTCCCGTAAACCAGTTGAACCGGTCAACCTTGGCGCCGGAGTAGAACAGAACGCGCCGTAGCCGGGGCGCGGTTTCGTCCGCGTCCATCGGGGCGAGCACCGCCGTAGGGCACTGTAATAGCTGCTCGATCGTCTTCATTGCTGCACTCCTCCCGCGAACTCGCCCGCTTGCTCGACCGGCACCATCGCGCCTTGGATGAAGTACTTTTCTCCGCCCGGATAGGGGTTCATGTTTTCCTTCGAGCGGATTTCATTGCCGTTCATGACACCGATATTTCGCATCGCGGAATAGTAAGTCGCCCGGCTTGCTGCATCGCCGCGCAACAGCGCGTCCATGTTGAACTCGGCGTAGTACACCGCTTCGCGCGGGCCGAAGAGCTGCATCTTGATCCGCTTCTCGATGCGCGTCAGCCAAGGCCGGATCGTATGGGTAGCGAAGTCGATGCCCTGGTGCTCGATGTTGTTGTTCGTGCTTCGCGTCAGGTCTTGAATCATGTGCGGCGGGACGCGGTAGATCGAACAGATGTCCGACTTCTGGTACTGCCGAAGCTCAAGAAACTGCATGTCCCGGTGATTGATCGAAACCGTCTTGATCTCGCCGCCCTGCTCCAGCACGCCGATCTTGCCCGCGTTCTTCACGCCGCCGAACTCCTGGAGAAACCACGTTTGAAGGTTTTTCCTCGCCTCATTCGACAGCGCCTGCGGCACCGTCAGATAGGCCGGGGGCGTGGCGTTGTTGCGGAAGAAATTGGCCCCATACGATTCGGCGTCGAGCGTCATCCCGATGCTCTGAGCCATGTAGGTGACGGGCGAAAACCCAGTCAGGTAGTCTTCGCCGTCGTAGCCTAGGCCGGGGATGTGGAAGATATCCGAGGCCGTGTACTGATCTTGGCCGTAGGTGTAGACGAGAATTCCGGTTTGCTTGTCGCGTTTAACGGACATCTTCGACGGGTCCATCGGCACAAGCCGCGTCACGTCGCCGCGCATGTTCGTGAAGATGCGGGCGTAGAAGTTGCCCTGCAGACAGAGGCACTTCGCCGCCAGTTCCCAGAACTCAAACGCGCTCATGTCGTCGTTCGGCGAGTCGTGGAGCAGATAGTAGAGCGCGTGGTTGCGGTCAATTTCCCGGCCGTCCCGCGTGCGCCGGTAAACGCCACACGGAAGACTGCCGATGGTCTCGGCGATCACGCGGACGCAGGCCCAGACAGCCGACAGGCGCATGGCCGAATCAGCGGACACACCGAAGGTGTACCCGCTCACCGGCTTGTACCAGAAGTCGTTATCAGGAGGGGGTGTTGCCCCCAGCTTGACCATTAGTTTGCCGAATAGATTCATCGTTACCAGGAGAGTGAAACCGGCATCCGGTCTTCGTAAACTGAGCGATCCGAGTCGGGACCCATGACCATGATTCCCGTCGCCATAACTGCCGCAATTACAAGGTCGTTTCGAGTGCTGTCGCGATTGACCTCAGCGTGAACTGGCTTAATATTTCCGGCTGCATCAAAAGCCACTTCGGTGCAGTCAACACACCAGCGGAATATCTGGCTGCCGCTGTGGACCAAGCGCTTCCCGTAAACCAGCGCCTCGAATCGCTTCGCGGCTGGCGACATCGAAATAAAACCTTGGCCGAACTCGATAACTTTTAGGCCCGCCCGCTGAAGCGCTTGCGCTGTATCATTCGCGCCGTAGCGATCAAAGGCAATCGCCTCGATTCGGTACTTCTCGTAAAGCTCTAGAATGTGGGCGACTATAAAAGCCCCATCAACCACGTTGCCCGACGTGAGAATTACATCCCCATCGTTCGCCCATATGTCATAGCGAACGCCGTCATGCCTTGATTTTTGGTGGACAACACCATCGGGCAGATAAGCCCAGGCTTTGTAATAGACCTTGCCCTGGTATGGCCAACACAGGCAAAAAGCGTTAAGGTCTCTTGTCGATGCAAGGTCTAGCCCGCCGTAACACGGAACGCCTGTCAAATCGGGGATCTCTCCCGCGCACTCATCCCATTCGTGTAGAGAGATCCATTGCGAGCGAACAGATGTCCACTGGTTCAAGTACAGCCGTCTGAATTTGTTTTGCAGTTCGGGGCGAGCTAATGCCTGCTGGAACTCTTCTTCGTAATCGTCTAACGACTGAAGAATCCCAAGCGTGGGCAATGCCTGCGGCCATAGCGATTTATCTGTCCAGTCCGCATCTGGCGCGACTTCGTAGATCAGCGGGAAATAGGAGTCGTCTATTACTTGCCCAGACAATACCCGTTTTGCATACTTGTACTCTTCGTAGCAAATGCTTTGTTGGTTCTGCCCAGCGGTTGTGATGGCAACCCACAACGGATTCCGGCGCGACTTGCTGCCGGTCGTCAGGGCGTCGTATAGCTCCCTCTCTGCCGTCCCCCAAACGTGGAGTTCATCGAAGACGACCAGAGACGGGTTGTATCCATGCTTACCAGCGCCGTCGCTGCTCAGTGCGCGAATCGTGCTGTCGGTTTCCTTGTGTCGAATCAGCTTTCGTGATTCGGTAATCTGTACCAGCGGTTCGAGATCCGGGTGAATCCGAATCATCGAAGCTACCGCATCGAAGCAGATGCTGGCCTGGTCGCGATCCTTCGCCGCCATGTAGATTTCTTGGTTCGGCTCCGGGCTGAGGAAGAACTCGGCTATGACCAGCGCCGCCACCGTCTGGGTCTTTGCCTGCTTGCGGCCCATGGAGCAGTACGACTTGCGGTAAACGCGCCTGCCGTCTGCCCGCTTCCATCCGAGCAGGTTGGCGATCAGCTTCCTGGAGTGCGGCAGAAGCACGAATGGCTCCGGCTCGCCGCTCTTGGTTGACTTCGTCAGCGTCAAGGTGCCGATCAGCGCCTCGGCCAGCGATACCGCGTCCTGGTCGAACCAGATACTACGCTCGCTGTTTCGCAAGCTCCAAAACCTTCGCCGCCGCGCTCTTCGCCGCCTGCTTCTTCACGTCTCGGACCCCAGCCCGAGCCCGATTCCGCGGACCCATGTTCAGCTGCGCCCGAAGCTCATCGATCTCCCGCTGAATCGCCAGCCACTCACGGTTATCTGTCACCGCGTCGCGCCGAATCATCGCGTTCGCGAGGTCCGCGTACTGCTCCGAGTCCACTTGGAGAATGGAGACATTCGAGCGCCGGTTTTGATCGACCAACCGGGCGAACAGCTTTTTTGCCTTCGCGCTCAGTCCGGGCGGAGGAACGATTTCCTCCTGGATCAGTTGCACTTCTTTGGCCGGGTCGATGCGCGGCTGAAATCCTCTGGCTCCCATATTTCTATTTTTGTAGTACCTTTTCGGAAAGTCTCGACTTTATCGCACGCGAT